AGTGTAACCTGATAGATCACCCATTGCTGCACCTGTTGCGATAGAGCCACCGCTTACCTCAGCACCATACTCTAAGCCCATCAAGAACTTGTTGCCGTTGTTGTCCTCTACGATTACATGAGGTCTTGCATAAGCAAGTAACTTCAACTCGTTGTGAGTCTGCTTAGACATCTTCTTGAATGTCAAGTTCAATGTCTGCTCGTAGAAGGTTGTACCATTCTCACGAGATGAGGTAACAGCTTGTTCGAAGCTAGAGTTTCCTTTTAGTTTGAACTCAAACCAATCTGGAGTACCACCGAACGAGTCTACTACATCTGTATCTATTCCATCATAGGTGATCGCACCTAATGTACCGAAGTCTGCAAAGTAGACAGAGGTGATACCACCTACTACATCCTTACAGGGTTCGTTTCTTCCTTTTGTTAATACACACGCCATATTCTATAAATTAAAAAAGGGTAGGCAGATCGAACCCACCTACCCCTTTAATGATTAAATAACTACTTATTAAGTGTAGTAAACTACATCAGCACCGATACCGATAGCACATCCAGCAGCCATACGCATGATCACACGAACATTTTTGCTACCATCTAAATCAGCCATGTCTAGCAATTTTACTTCTTGCCAGTCCGCTAATAGCGAAGATCCGAAATACAAGTTAGACTTCTGAGCAGCGATCATATCGTTAGTTGGTAGACCTGAAGCTACGAACAACTTAACACCATCAAAAGCTAAATCGCCTCCGTTGTACCAAGTAGTACCCTGTGCAGCAACACCATTAGCACCCAAGCCTGAAGCTCCGAAGCCACCTAATGCACGAACATAAGAACGAGCGATGTGCTGAGATACATAGATGTATAGATCCTCTTTGCCGTACAATGCAGCTGGGATAGCATCTACTACTTTACCAAGCTCTGTGATAACATTAGCAGCAGTAATAGTAGTACCAGTTACATCGATAACATCTGCGTTAGCAGCAGCCAAAGTAGTGAAACCATCGAACTCACCAGCGTTTGCATCAACACCTTGCCAGATGTTTGTTTCGTTCTTAGCAGCTACCTTAGAAGCAACATATCCGATCAAGTAATCAGAGAAAGAAGCTGGTAGTACATCGTGAGCAGAGTAGCCCATTTCAATAGCAGACCAGTCATCTTCAAAATCGCTCTTACACAATTCTAGATTTACTTGAAGTTGCTTAACTTCCAAGATGCTCTCTGCGAGAGTCAATGTAGAAGTATCAGAGAAATCACAAGTAGCATCCTTAGTGATAGCATCAAGGTTGATAGTCTTGAGGACTTCTTTGAATTTTACATTTGGTTTGATTGTAACACCACCGCCTTCGATAGTGTCTGCGCTCAAAAGAGCTGCCGATACATAACGCCCAGCGAATTCACCAGCGTATGTAGTTGTTACTGAAGTGGTTGTAGCCATTTTTCTTCTTTATTTAAATTTAGGATAATTTACTGAATACACGAGATAGAGTGTTTTGCGGTGCTTTCTTAGCATAGCGATTCATCTCTACCTTTTTCTCTACTGGTGCAGCAGCGACTTTCTTAGCAGCTGGAGCTTCATCGATGCTCATCTCTACCTTGTCTTCTTCTGCACTCATTTCTTCCTCTTGAGGCATCATGTTAGCGATCATCTCTTTGATCTCAGATACTGCGCTTTCAAACTCCTCTTTGGTTACATAGTTCATTTCTTCCTCTACTTCTTCAGCAGCTTGTTCAACCTCAACTTCTTCTTCAGCTGGAGCTTCTTCTACTTCTTTGATCTCAGCGATGACACCTTCTTCTACGATAACCAATACACGACCATCTTCTAGTTCATGCTCTCCAACAGGAGCAGCTACCTTCTCATCATCTTCACCTACGAGGAACACATTTTGACCAGCCTCGAAAGACTCAGCCTCAATCGTTACACCATTGGCTAACTGCATTGTAGCCATCTCTACTTTTTGGACTTCCTCACTTGGAGTGAGAGCCATCTCAATCTTCTTGAATACTTCGTTTAGATTCATTGTCTTGAACTTTGTTAATTAAAAAACTATTTATTGATATTTTGGGTTACTTTCTATAATTGATTCAGCTCCTTCAACTTGCTCTCTGCCCATCCCTTAGCACTTAGACCACCCCATAGTAAGTAGGATATATAACCACAAGATGTGGTATCTCCCTCATCGTAATACTCTTGCGCTCTACTTAGGTAGCTGTACATACGCTTGATGGTTTCTACTGAGAGTGGTTGCTTCTGTGCTAACTGCTGCGCTCGGATCTTACCGACTTGAGTAGCGCACTTGTTGCCTTGCTTCTCGTTGAGTTCGATTCCTTTCTTTGCATTGTTAGATACTGAATCAGGGTAGTCTTTGAATGACTCCATCTCCAGCTTCTTTCCATTCTTGTATCTCTTGTCGTTCTTGAGAACGCCCTTTGTTATTCCCAGTAGATAAAGCGATAGGAGGTGTTCTGCTTCTGCTGATTCGATTGCTGATAGTTCTGTATTGACTTCAATAGCGGACTCTCGCTGCATGAACCATCCTTCGATGCTAAAGCCTTTGACCTTACCTTCTTTGACATAGCCTTCCCAGATATCATCGTTATTCACTTTCATAGACACCATCCAAGTACCTACTGGGTACTCTAAGCCATAGGCTCTAGACTTGTCCTTGTCGCTGTCCTCTATGATCCAGCTCTCAACTAACGATAGACCTTCTATCTTCTGCTCATGCTCTAGGGTAGCGTTGCTCTGCTTACCATTCATCAAGTACAACTCCGATGCTCTGCGTATCGTTTCCTTAGTAAAGAACACATAGTATTCTTCGCCACCATCTACTCGATAGATAGGCTTCTCTGGAATCATAGCTGCACCCATAAGGATGCGCTTCTCGTTGTCTACCTCCTTGAACTCGAACTTGTGTTCCTTGCTCATGGTGATGAAGTCCTCCTCTATCGCTGGATGCTCTACGATGCTGATAGCATCAATACCATGCAATAGCTTCTCCTCATCTAATACTAATTCAAAAAATCTCATACTATCCGAATGTTGCTGTTTCTTCTATTTTACGATCTAGCTTCTGTGCGCTCTGTATGTCTTGGTTTACTACATACGCTCTCATTGATGAGCCTTGCAGACTCTGTGCGATCTGATTGCCTAAGTTAGCACCTGTCGTATCAAACCCGATACTAGCGTTCAGACCTTGAGGTCTAGGGATGTTAGGTGTTGGAATGCTAGGTCTAGAACCTCCTCCACCACCGCCTACTTGTCTACCCCCTAAATTCACGCTAGGAGGAGGAGTTGTAGGTACTTCAGTTGCGTAGATTGCACGAACACTAGCGATACCACTAGCTACTACACCAGCTGCTGCTACCGCGCCAAAGATACCACCTTGTGCTAGGGCTTTAGTAGCACCTGTGTAGGTGTTGATGATAGCCTCTGCTGCGCTTATTGCTTTACCAGCTGCCGCATTCTCTCCAGCTAACTGACTCAATCCGTTTAATGCTCCAGCGACTGCATCTAGGTTTGCTAGTTGTATCGCTTTGTCATCTGCTGCTTTTTGGGCTTTACGAGCAGAATCCTCATCATCGTACTTCTTGTTGATCTTGTTGATCTCCTCAGCCTTGAGGCGATTTAACTCTATCTCATCAAAACCGAACTGCGCTGCACTATCTAGTAGGGTATTGTACTTATCCTCTACTGCGTTGAGTTCTTGTATCTGTGCATCTTGAGATGCTTGTAGAATCGCATCGTACTGCTCTGCTAGTTTGACCTCTAGGGCTGCTTGTTCTTCTGCGAGTTTTGCATTCTTTACTGCCAGTTCATCATTGAACTTCTTAGCTGCTTCAGCTGCTGCTAGTTCATCCTCAGTCATCCCCTGTGTAGCGTTCTTGTAACCAGAAAGCACACCGACTAATTCCTTTAGCTTGACATCACGCTCGGCTTCAAGTTGTATCACTCGTGCCTCAGCTTCTGCCTGAGCCTCTAGATCTGCTCTCATAGACTCACCTAGTGCGTTCTGCTCTGTGATGATTCTCGCTCTTTCTTTAGCTATGGCTATCTCCTCATTTGCTACTTTCTTCTCTAACTCAATAGCTCTCTCAAGTGCTTCACCTCTTTCTTGTATCGTTTTGGTCTGATCTGCCGATGCAAGTTTAGCAGCCTCTATATCTCTACGAGCCTCTGCACGAGTCTTAATCATCGCTATCTCACGATCTTGCAACTTCTGATTTGCCTTCTCTAAGGCTGCGGCTGCTGCTGTTTCGTTCTTTATCTCCTCACCTACACCTTTGAACGATTCCTTGAGTATACCAAGACCTTCGCTGATGTCTCCAGATAGTATCTTCACAAGTCCGCCGCCAAAGGTAGTTAGTCTATCAACGAGAACATTGATGGCTGCGCCAATTCCTGCAAATGCTACCTTGAGCTTATCAGCTCCCTTCTGACTTTGTGTAAAGTAACTAACCAGAGAACCTAGAGCAAGTACCAATAAGCCAATTCCAGTAGATGCGATACCTACCTTGATAGCGTTGAAGGTAGTCTTGCTAGTAATCTTCATCGTACGCAGACCTTTGATACCATTCACGATACCAGTACCCATACCCTTGAGAGCTGCACTTGCTTTCTTTAGTCCAGTGATAAAACCGCCTGTGAACTTATCAGCTGCACCTTCAAGGTCAGACATAGTCTGATTCGTTTTCTTCGCTTCCTTGTTAGTGCCTTCAATAGACTCTGTCAGCTTATCTACATTGTTTGTAGCTTGTCCAGTCTTGACATTGATTTCTATTTC